AATATACTTTTTATCTGTGGATTTTGAAGGCAATTCAACGAAGGGTACAACAGATTGTTGTCCGTTCAATATAAATTTGGTGTATCTATTGTAATATTCCATTATACAAAGTTTTCTTTTCCGTTAAACGAGTCATTTGGTCCTGTATTTACCCCGTCGTATAAATTCTTTAATTCATCAATTTGTGTGGTGTTTGGACTAATATTTTGAACTATACCAAATGCGAATCCTGTTGAGTTTTGGAATGGCTCGAAAACTTCGAATTCACTATTAATCTCTGTGGTGATTTTATTAAATTGTGTTTCGGTTTCTTTCTTATCTTTTTCATATCCGTGATCAGTGTACATTTTTTTAATAATTTTCTTCAAGTATTCTCTTGTTTTTGACTTTTCATCGTCATCTACATTTTTCAACAAAAAATCTATAAATCCAGGTTGTGATACTGTGGCTTGTGATATAGAACTAACCGTTTGTTGAGTAACAATACCTGGACCACTGACCGGCGTGCCAATCGTATCTAACAATGTGTCAATTTCCGCTTCTCTGTTCACGTCCAATCTATTTACTTCACTAACTATTTCTTTATAAAGTGTTAAATATTCATAATAGTACTGACCGTCATTGGATATGTATTGTGTAGGATCAAAGACGTAGTATTCATCGAGGATGTTTATAATATAATCGATGTATTCAATTAATGTGAAAATTTCGAGGAAGGGAGATGAGCTGTCGGTGGTTGGTAATGCCACGTCAGCAATCGTAGAGTTACCTTTATTGTCAAAAAATCCATCAGATTTTTGAGTTGTTACGTAGTTGATTTTATTTATGTTTGTTATTAGGTTGACCTGATTAGTGTTAATTTCACTAATTTTTAACATAACATCAGAACTTACTGTGTTTTTTTTCTGCGTAATATATTCAATTAAATTCTTCCTTACAGTCCTTATTGTTTTGTTTTTAAGTGGTTCCTGAGCAATACCACTCATGAGATAACCTTCGTCATTTTCAAAATAACCCTGAGCGGTTGTAAATATTTCATCAACTTTACCCTGTATATTCTGAGGACTTCCATAAATTGTTGTTGATCCGGTATAAAAATTACCGTTTTGATAGTTTCTTTTTAAATTATTTATTTCATACATAAATCCCCACCCTTTGTCAGACGAAATTGATTTGAGGTTATTTGTTAGTGCAAAAGCATAGCTCTTTACCCCATTTTTAGTTTCGTTCATAATTTTTTCATAACTCAAAGTACCCGTAAATCCAGTTCCATTTACTTCGGTTGCAACAACTGTACCAATATAGGTTCCACCATTATTCTGTTGTGATAAGTCTCCCTGAGTTTTTACTCTTTGATTATCTTGAATTTGTTTATACAAGTTATTATCAATTACACTCGTATCCTCACTTGCTTCAGCTCTCTCATCATACATCTCTGTATTCGCATAGTAGTTGAACGACAAGGCGTTTTGAAGTCGATTAATCGGTTCTTTGAGTCCTGATCCTCCTATAAAGTCAAAAGCAATTTGAACTGCGGCAATCATGGGTTGAATACCTATTCCTTCAGGATTAATATCTAATCCTTCATAGGATAAACTTATTGAGTTGATTGCAATTTTCGTATTATAAAAATCACCGACTCTCAAAACGCATATCGGAGGAGCACCAAACGATGTGTTTTCCGAATCATTTATCACCTCCTGACCCCTATCATTAATTATAGGTATTGTAGATCCCGGTCTTGTACATTGATTCAAGAAGGTCAATCTCGAATTTAATCCTTCTGGTGTTATTGCGTGAAAGGCTGGATGAAAATATTTAAGTTTTTCTTTCAAAGAATCATAAATAACAGGTGAATCCTCTTTCAACATTTCAAAATATGAACATTCTGTAAGTAAATTTCTCAAAACTTTTTTCGATAAACCTGGTAAAGCACTAATTTCCCTTCTTATGGTTTCACTTGTGGTCGTAACCGTCTTTTGACCCAAGGGTGGGGTAATCCCATTTATTAAGTCTTTCGGATCCGTATTTATGTCATTTTGTGGTGATGCAGTTTCTTCTATTGCGTCATCCGGTGCCGGAACTGGGTCCGGCGGTTGTGCATCAAGTAATACTCGTACATTACGGTTTTGAATTGCAAGTAACGAACACACAGTTTGATTCAAAGGACCGTCTTCCGCGGAGGTTGCATTTGTTTCACCTTGAGGGTCTTCTTTAATAATCAAAAGATCATTCAATCCAAATTTTCCCAAAGTACCCCCCTTGTAATCTAGTATATATTTTTTTATTGAATCGATTCTTCTTTGTGATAATGATAGATTGTACTCATCTGAAGCAATACTTGACGTATTTCCTACTAAATTGAGTGTAACTTTATATTTTTGATTACACAATTCTTCTATTTCATCACACAATCCATTCAAATCGTTGATATTTTCATTAATAACAATTTGGAAAAAATTACCCACGGATTCTTTTTGGTCACTTGCCGCACAACCCACATAGGTGTTTTTCATGTTTTTATATTGATCCCAGTATACTTGAAATGACTGAACGGTTTGGTTTGGTAGGGGATATTTATTTCTGAAATAACAAAGGATTTCGGTATTGACGGGGGGTAATACTATGGGATTTACTGTCACCGCAACATCATCTGTTTTAGATGGTCCTTGCGGTTCTGTGTTTGTTTCAGTAATGGGTTGTTCGGTTGAAAGCTGAGTGATCACTCCCTCAACTGTTGTCGTATTTGTCGTTACGTTAAGTATTTCTTGTATTTGTTGTAACTCAGTTAAAGGAATAGTATTATATAAAGCAGCCAATTCGTATAGATCATATTCTTTACACCCAGAAAAAAAGGATTCCAAAATCGAGTTTGTTTCTTCCGTGGTTTGACCTTTCATAACTTTGTCAACAATAAGGTTCAAAACTGAAGGATGATCCACGATAATTTTGAACGCCAAGGTCCCCCCTCTTGTTGCGTTTCCGTAAGTATAAACAGGTTCAGGTCTTCCTATAAATTCAGTTTTGTTCCATTGACTCGACAAAGTCTCGGCAAAAGTGAGTTCGTAGGGTGGAAACCACATTATTCTTCCACCGTTAGGTCCCCTCTCACATAAAGGTAAATCCTGAACAGTATATCCTTGTTTGTTCGATGGTTTCCAAGCCAAGTTTTCAAGGGAAAACATGTATTTTTTTACCCCTTCGTTTGTTAAATTGGTCGAATCTTCACCTTTGGTTGGTGTAATATTAAGATTATATGGCGAATCTAAGTTGGAGTAGGTAAACCCGCGGATGTTACGTGTTTTTTTCTGTAATCTACTCATCGTTGTGAATGGTTGATCTTTGGTGAATATCCTACAATATTCAGCCCCTTTTTCAATACCATTTTCATTGACATATTTGATTACTTTAGAACCTTTAGTTATCTCTTTGTAGCCATCATTGAATATTTTGGATACTTGGTTTATTGCATTACCAACACTTTCAAAGGCTTTTCCACCACCTGGGTTTGATAAAACTAATTGTTGTGTTTTATCTAATATTGAATCTTTTGTAAATGCAAATCCGTCAGAAACCGTCCCTCCGAATGTCGAAGACGCATTTCCACCAAAGGTTGTGCCATTAGGGCCTACAAAAGCACCAATAGGTGTTGTTTCCGCACCCGCCCATGAAAAACCTCCTTGAATATCTCCTTGATTATAGAATGATCTACCGGCAAATCCGAATCTGAAAGTACCGTCTAACCCTTCCCCTTCATATGTTTTTCCCAAAATGGTATAACCATAAACAGGAACACCATCCATACCCGATGGTTGTTCATTTGGTGGTGCGACTAAATTAGGGATCGGTGTTTGTTGTGTTCCAAGATAGTATTGTCCCGCGGGTGGTTGTGTTCCACCCAGTGCTCTACCTAATTCGGCTATTGATTGTATCCCCTGTCCAAGTAAGGTCTGAGCAGCTTGTACTTGAGAACTTCTGTATTCGGGTCTATACTTGTTAAATTCAAGATTATTGAATAAAACAGACTTTTGACCTCCACCTGTGTTTTGTAAAAAGTTATATGAAGGGTCTAATTCGGGTCTACCAATTCCTATAACAGATGAAATCGCTTGTCTTAAGTCGTTTACAATTCTCCCACCTACAGTTGTTTGTTCGTTTGCCGTGACTGGTGCCGAATCGTCAAAGTAATCTCCGGGAATCCAAGAATATGGACTATACACACCTGTGATCCTTGAAACTAAATCTAATCCTTTACCCACCAAATTGTCAGGTTGTGAAATCTGCCAATTTCTTTCTATCAAAGTTCGGTTCCCCGTTAATAACGCAGTTGCTTCGTAAGGATCCGATAATGCGTCCAATAAATTGATTCGTCCAAAAGTTTCTTCTCTAATTTCTTGACCAATTCTATATTGAAACTGTTGTTTCAACAAATCAGCAGAGATCTGCGCAAGTTTTGAGTCGTTACTTAATGACGCTTCCGAACCAACAGGGTTGATTTGGAATACAATGTTTTGTAGTGGGTAAAACGAAGCAACAAATGTGTAGTAGGTGTCTCTATTTGTAACTATATTTTGAATGTCTTGTATGGAGATCGGAACCCCAAATCCATCTTGGGGCCCAAAAAAATTCAAAAGGTATTGTTTTTCTAAATATTCAGGATATATCTCTATCAATTCGGCTGAATCTTGGACCGCCATGTTCCTAAGTTTTATTGGAAATATACCATTTTCCCCTGAAACTTGGGTAGAGAAACTACCTTCTACGGTGTAGGGTGGAAGATTTCTGATAATATTATTTGTTCTGAAAAATTCAGAAATACTATTATCAAAACTTAATGGACTATATGGCATCTATTTTTATTTTATAAATAGATGAATTTGAAATTTCTGATCATCCTTTCCTTTTTTCATTTATTCTTTGAAATTCATCGGAAAGTTCTTTTATCATGAATTTTCTTTCGTAAACCGGCATCATTTGTAAGTCTTGGTAAGTCATAGACGTATTTCTCACCAAGTAATAGAACTCTTTGAGTTGTATTTGCTTGTAATCAGAAGAAAGGGCGAAAAAATTCAGCCCCAAAGGATACATTGACCTGTACCTCTTCTCCTGACGGGGCTATAATTCTTTGTTTTAGGTCAAGTCTAGGTTCCAATCCTTCTAGTTCAGTTCTCAAAAATTTCGAATCGGCTATTGGAAGTATATTTATAAATCTTGATATATCACTTCTGTCTTCATTTCCGTCTATAGAGACAATATTCATCTCCAAACGTTTTGTGATTATTGGAACCACCATTCCCGAAGGATATGAGTCTCTTAGTTTTCTCAAAGCAAATTGATCTCCAAGAGTTAGTAATTTTACTTTGACTTCATTTCCTGATTTTGGGAGTTTGATTGTAAAATGTCCACTTTGATCAGGTTCTTTTTCTAACTTTTTGAAGTTTAGTTCATCCAAATTTATGTCGGTCTCAAACATTTCATTTGTTTTCGGGTCCGTTGTTTTAATTTTGTATTGTGATCCAAACGCAGTGTTTCTCAAAAAAACTAAAATTGCCTCAGCGTCTCCTTCCAAAAGTTGTTCTGGTTGAATGTCAGGTTCATATATTTTACTCCTCAGTAGAGTTATGATCATGTTGTTGACATCCTTGAGGTTTTGACTCATTAATAGGTTTTCATCTGCTGCCGTAAGGTAACCGACCTTTAGTGATTTTTTCCCTGAATCATAAAATTTACCTTGTGAAGGTAATGGAACCACATCGTGTGGTAAGTTGAAATTTTCTTGTCCGTAAATTTTTGAAGTGTCCATAATAAAAAACCTCGGAGATTGGCTCCGAGGTTAAAATAAACTGAAATATAATAAAGTCAATATCTCTTACAAATATATAATTATAAACTTAATAAACAAGGATACATCTATCAGGACGAAGTGTTGCGGTAATAGTAGCAAGACCGTCTTCGCCATACCCCAATGAATCAAAGTTAACATCAGTAAGGAACGTACCTTGTAGGATCCACTTTTCAACCACAACACCGGTTGGGTCTAAGAGTTCAAGGTCAATATCCTTTTTGTAACCCGCAGCATAACCCATACGACCTGTAACGGACTCCGCATGTAATCTAACCCACTCCATCAGTGCTTGAGCTGCTGACGGTCCAATCGGGTCTCTAAAGGTGACGTTAATAGTGTCCCAATTGAATTTACCGGCAACATACGTTTCAGTATTCAAAAACGGAATAGCAACGGAATTGATAGTTATTTTTGGTCTTGAGGTTGACTCAACAAACCACTCATTTATACCCAAAGATGAAGGAAATCTGAGGATAAATCTATTTTTTCTTTTGGGTTCATAAGGAACCGGCATTTTCATTAGTAAGTCTGCCATATTTTCTATTTACTTTTATTCAGTTTATTTTATTTCTTTATCTAGTTAGTTCACTAGGTTGTTTATTTTAATTATAAATATTATAATTTCTATTTTATTTCTTTTTTTTGTCCTCCATGTGTTGCAAAAACTTTTACTGGACTCTCTTCTGGATATTCTTTTTCTAGAAATCCTTTGATTTTTTCTATATTTCTAAGATCGTCATCAGAAAATCCTATTTGGGGTACAAAAAAATTCTTTACATCATTCTTGAAAAATGCTCTGTTGTTTAATTTTGCAGACATTTCTTTTACATATCCTATAAATTC